GACTTACGTCTCGCGGAAACTCTGGGCCTTAAGCAGGCACAGAAAACCGTTTATTACTCCATTTCAGGAGTAATGTAGGTTTCCAATTTCTTGGAAACGAAACTTCCCGACTAGGTCCTCTTTCGAGGGGAATTAGTGCGGGTTGATGAGTTTCTTTGAAATGCCGCCACATGGGTGTTAACAAAATAAGTTTCAGCTTATTATTGTTCTCACTCATGGACTTAGCAGTTCAAACCTGCCGTCCCTCTTACGAGGAACAGCGGAGTTGGATAGCTATCAACTCTTCCAAAAGAAGATATCTCCTTCCGATTCGCGAACAATGAAGTTGGCAAAACGGGGAAGATTATCTCGGGCTAGTTAGGACTCAGAACGAACTCTTTCGAGGGTTCCTGCCGAAACTAGATCCCAAAATATTTCTTCTCCAGGCTGAGCGGTCTCTGTAATAGATCGGCCGTTAGGCAGACCCATTCTTTTAACCAAGGATGACTGTTTTCAAAACTGCCTCCCTTACCTCTTTAGTTGTTTACAACTTGGATTAGACCTTTAAAAGGTCCGTACCGAAGGTACTCTGCCTTAAATGATAAACTACTTTAAACCACATGAAAACTTTAAAAAATATTTCAAAGTCAATCACATGATTTTCAATAGTGAATTCGTTTAGGGACGGGGTTGTTAGCGATCCTATGGTGTCGCTTAATAATTCTCACGAGTTATTAGCGCTGGCCAAAAATATCGGGTGAAGAGTAATCCTCGCCTGCTATGATGGACCAGTGAAACTTGCCAAGAGACTCAAAATCTTATACTCTTTCTGTGGATACCTCCTCCAGATGCGAAAGCATCATGGTGAAGTATATACAGTCAAGTACCTGAAATCTAGTCAATTAGCACTCTTTAAGGCTATAGCTGGAAATCCTTTCAAAACTCTAAGAGAGTTAGAACCGGATCTCCCACTGCCCCGATTAACAACTTCCGGACTTCCAAGGTTCATACCTTTAGAAGATCGGAGAGCTATTTTATCGGGTAACAGTGCTACCATACGCTTCTGAGGATCCCTCTTTGCTCTTTACAGAGTAATTAGGATCCCAGGGAAGCTTAAGTTAGAGACTATTACGAAACCTTTTTCTGGAGATAATTTCTTATTATTGAGAGGGATTGAGCAACTGTCCGTTTTTGCGGCTAGCCAATCTTTCCGTTTCGACAAAAGAATTTTATCAAAAGAATTTGGTTTCTTACCTCTAGAGACTTCTTCTCCATCGAATAGGGTGTCCTGAAGGGGCTTCCTCTATGACGTTCGGCAATTACATGCCGTCGGACTAGGAGGAACCTTAAGAAACATACTTTCGAGCCTTGGACAACAACGTTTAGAAATATACGCTGCAATGATCCAAGAATCAAAGTTGATCCTCGCGAAAGCCTTCGACTGCAAAGCCGAGACTTATCGCTCTTTAGGACAACTTGCGATTAAAGAAGAAGCAGCTGGAAAGCTTAGAGTATTTGCATTAGTGGATTCATGGACTCAAACGAGTCTGAAACCCCTTCATGAAATGCTCTTTGCTTTTTTAAAATCATTACCAAATGATGGTACCTTCAATCAGGGCGCTTCTGTACAGAGATGTATGGAAAAGGCCTTGGCTGCGGGTAGATCATTTGGATATGATTTATCAGCTGCAACTGACAGACTCCCGATCGACTTACAAGTCTCTATTCTTTCCTCACTTATTAGTGTGGAATTTGCAGAGAATTGGAAGAAGATTTTAGTAGGTCGTACTTACAAGCTAGAAACCCCTCAGTATTCTGAGGAATTGTCTTATGCTGTAGGTCAACCTATGGGAGCTCTGTCTAGTTGAGCTATGTTGGCTGTGACTCATCACTTCATAGTCCAATTGGCTTACCGGTCAGTCCGAACTTCATTAAGTTCTGCTGATTGATATTCCAATTATGAACTATTAGGGGATGATATTGTGATCTTTGACCAAGATGTAGCAATCGCCTACCTTAACCTTATGCAAGGTTATGGTGTGGAGATTAATCAATCGAAGAGTGTTATTGCTAACAATCCTTCTTTTGAGTTTGCTAAAGTCTTTGCCAAAGGTTACACAAATTTATCACCAATCTCATGAAAAATGTTCATGTCACAGAATACAAATATGGGAAGAGTAAATATCGCATTTTCTCTTCTCAACTCTCGGAAGGTAAAAAGTCCTATAACATTTATTAAAAATATTGTTAGAAAGACTAGTTACAGTCTGGGAGACTATAAATTCTGTTTGCTAGCTTTAATATCAATGTTTGTCAAAAGAAATTCTTTATCTTATAAAGAAGTCCTTAGACTACTCATTGTTCCTGTGGATAATTGAAATCGGAGAGTTAAATCTTCGATTGACAATTTAAACATAGGTTTCTTAGAGCTAGTGATTGTTGCTCTCCTGAAACGTGAGGAAAAACTTCCTCATATCAGTAATCTTTTAATAAAAGATATTGAACAAGGAGATGAACCATGACATAAGATGGCCTTATTTCACCGGTTAATGAAAATTAAACGGGAATTGGGACCACTTGATGAAATGATCATATCATTGACTGATAAATTGGTTTCAGTTCTATGTCCGGGTGAGATTCCTGCACATCTGTGTAAAGTGGATTATACCAATTATCAAGAGCTTTCGGGCTCTGATCTTGAGTATTCTACATGATACACGGCTTTGTACGGAATCGCTGAATCCTTCTTCGGAGAGGTTCAGTGGCTCAATGATATAGATAAGTTCGTTCTTAACAAAACCATCGATGAGCTTATTGATTTCAATGAAAAAGCAGATCGAATAGTAGAGGTCTCTAAACTGGTCGAAAGATCAGAAGAGAAACTTGCTGGGCTAGTTAAGAATCGTGAAAGGGTGGATTCTCCTCTGAAAAGCTTAAGTT